ATTTTAAAGCTGTTTTTTGCCCTCCAAATCAAAAGTGGATACTTAGTACAGGTCGTATGGCGTTCGCAGGAATCGTCTGATACCAACGGTTGTAGAGGGGTGTTTTTAAAGACATTGAAAATCGTAGAAGAAAGCAATAAATGATTTTAAATTATATAATTTTTATGGGTGTTAGTCATGTATATACTTTATTTTAGCATCTATTTAGGGCTGTTGGTATAAGATTGAAAAAAATCTTTAAAACTTTGGATATATTTCAATAATATAGGGTAGATTTAAGAAATGGAATTATTGACACACTGAAAATCTAACTTATTGAATATCAACAACTTAAAAACTTAAAACAATGGTACACTACAAATCACACAAAGAAACCACCCGAACATTCAGCATCACATTTGATGTTGAAAACGTGGACGATGTTAGAAAATTAAAAGCGTTCGCAATAATTATGGGAGCATTCAACCCCCTCAAACATGAGGGCACAGATGTAAACGCATTATACGAGGCAAAGAAAAAAGCAAATGAGGATTGTGCGTTTGAAAACATGATTTACGAAGTTCAAACATTGTTAAAATAATAATCAACAAAATCATGGAAAACAAGACAGTAGAATTATTAAACAGCCTGAACTTCACAGAAGTTCAAATTCAAACATTAAAATCAATAGTAATAGAAGGATTTTGGGGTGATACAGACATGGATTTTGAAGATGGGGAAACATATTACTCGTACGGTTATTGCACTAACCTAAAAGGAGGAAAAACTCACTCAGGTATTATGTCAGGCATTTCAAAAAAACTGAAAGAATCCAAAACCAATTTAATCAGTATGTGTTCAGATTGGTGGGGAGATGGTGCAAAAGATGGAGACATGATGTTCTTCAATATGGAACTTTTGGATTCAGACGAATTGACAAATTGGGCTTCAGAATAATTAATAAATCCGGGAGGGCAATGTTAACCCTCCCACAAAACTTAAAATCATGAAAACAACAAAAAGAGAATATGCCACAAGGTTTGGAAGTTTTCCGGAACTGACAATCACATTCCTGAAACAAAATGGAATCAGCAAATCCAAAGATATTGTCAAAGGTATTGGTCTTGATAAATTTTGCACTGAATCACTAATCAATAAATACGGATACATCAAATACCCTGACAGACCTTCTTATTATTTTAGTTTAATTTGCTCAAGACTCATGAATGCCGGATTAATTGAAAGAGTCAACAAAGGCATTTATAAACTGAGTAAAAAAGGTAATCGTATATTTGTTTAACTTAATAATTTTCAACAATGATACAAGATGTAATTAAAATGAGAACCATGTCTGAAGGTGATTTATACCACCATTTGCTCCACAAATATATGACCAATAATTCTACCCGTTCAGAATTGGCGACATTGATAACAGGTAAAAAAATTAAATTATCTGACTGTTCAATTAAAATGCTCATGAAATTAATTAAAGAGATGAGTGATACAGATGTTAGAACTATTCAGATTCGTATTTGGAGTACTGAAATTGCTTGGCATAAAAATTCTTTGTACTATTGTGATTCTGAAGATAGAAAAGACGCTTTGGAAAGCATTCGTGATTTAGAAGAACTAATCAATAATTATAAAGCATAATAAAATGGAAAAATTAATCAATTATTTAGCATGGTCGTTTTATAAGACCACCAGAATCGAGATTGCAGAACTCAAAGCAGAAGCAACATTAGCGTATTTGGAAGCAATGAATGATTATGATGAGTCAGAGGGAGTGAAGGCAACAACCTATGTTTATCAAAGAGTTAAAAATGCTCTAATCAATTTTTGTAAAAAAGAACATAAATATGTGACCTGTTCTTATGTTGAAGATTTGCCCGGATTTAATTCAATTTCCTACAATTATTGTCCTTGGTTTGAATTGTATGAAATACTTCCGGAAAAGGCAAAAAAAGTAGTTAAAATCGTGCTTGAAAACTCAGACAAATTTGACGGTTCCGGAAAACAAATGAGAGGACAAGTTGTTGATTTATTAAGAGAAAATGGAATGAGTTGGTCCCAAGTTTGGGACGGTATGAGTGAAGTTAAAAAAGTATTAGCAATCAATTAATAACAAAAAATCATGACAAAAATTAAAAGTGACTTTTCAAAAAACTGGATTATAGAAAATGCAGTTGAAATTTGTGAGCAATATGATAAAGGGGTTCTCACTTTGAGAGCTTTACACTATCAATTAGTAGGCAGAGGTATGACCAATGATATTAAGCATTACAAAAAAGTGGTAATGAGTATGATTGATGCCCGGTGGGAAAATGTGATTTCATTTGACACTTTTTCAGACCTTGACCGCGTGATGATAGGGAACACAGATTATGAAAAAACCAATGTTGAAGATAAAGCAAGTCAGGCAAAAAGGCAAGTTGGTTTATGGATGACAAGCTACCGTAAAAATCGTTGGGAAAATCAAGATATATACCCTGAGGTCTTCATTGAAAAGAAAGCATTACAAGGCGTGTTTCAACAAAAGTGTACAGAATGGAATGTTTCGTTAGGTGCCTGCAAAGGGTATCCCTCACTCACATTTTTATATGAAGCAAGTTTGAGATTCAAAGAGGCTGTTAGCAATGGAAAGATTCCGGTTATTCTTTACTTTGGTGATTATGACCCGTCAGGTGAAGACATTCCAAGAAGTATCCAAGAAAATTTGAACCGATTTGGTGTTGAAGTGGATGTTCAAAGAATAGCATTAATGGAGCATCAAGTGATTGAGTGGCAATTACCACCGGCACCGGCAAAAGAAACCGACAGCAGAACCACAAATTGGACCGGTCTTGGTCAGGTTGAACTTGATGCCGTGAGACCTGAAAAATTAATGATACTTTGTGAAAATGCCTTGGAGAATATCTTCAACCGTGAGGTATACGAAGAGCTGTTGGAGATTGAGAGCAACGAAAGAGTTGAGTTTAAGAATGAACTGAAATTATTTGTTAATTCATTAAAAGACTAAGTAAATCAAAGCAGACTTTGTATTATAAGTCATGAATATTGTTCAGTTATACCAAGATTTCGGACTTTTTATTGCTCCCGAAAATCATAAACATTACAGAGAAGGATGGGTCAATGTGACCTGTCCTTTTTGCTCAGGGAATCCCGGATACCATTTGGGATGGCATGAGGAGGATGAGTATTTTGTTTGTTGGCGCTGCGGTGGTCATCATATCAACGAAACCTTTTCCCGGCTTCTAAATATCAACATAAATGAAGTCCATTCTATCCTGAAGAAGTACAATAAATTCATAATCACAGAAAAAAAGGATGTCAAAATTAAACTACAGCCTTTTAAACTTCCCTCCGGAACTCAAGACAATTTGGAAATCTCACACAGAAAATATTTACTAAAACGAAATTTTGACCCCGATGAAATTCAGCGGATTTGGAAAATCAAAGCAACCACGACTTATGGCAAATTAGATGATATTGATTACAAACATCGTATCATCATCCCTATTTATTGGAATGATGAAGTCGTGACATTTCAGGGTAGAGATATAACAGACAAACATCCAATGAAATACTTAGCCTGCCCGGAGAATCGTGAAATCAAGAATATAAAAACAATCTTGTATGGCAATCAAAATAAATGGACTGACCTTGGCATTTGTGTTGAAGGAGTTACAGATGTTTGGCGATTTGGAGAATCTTCATGTGGTATCTTTGGAATCAAATTCAAGTCACAGCAGGTAAGAGTCTTGGCAAAGACATTTAAACGAGTGGCTGTGGTCTTTGATGATGATTCCCAAGCCAAGATACAAGCCAAGAAATTAGTATCAGAGTTACTTTTCAGAGGAGTTGATGCTTTTTCTGTGACTATCAATGGAGACCCCGGGGGAATGGAGCAGGATGAAGCAGATAATTTTGTAAGAAATTTACAGACTTTTAAGATAAAATAATACTATATGTTACGTAAATGCTATTCTATTTATACAAAAATGATTTATATAAAAACAAAATTTTTATTAGTAAGTCAAAATGAATTCTATATTTTTACGCTCTGAAAACCACAATTACCAACATAATTAACGACAAATGGAAATAACGACAATTACATCAACACCGGTGATTCAATATAACATCCAAGATGAGCCATTAGTATTTAGTAAGTTTGTCTGTGATGTTTTTTTAACTTCAGAATTTCCCGGTGATTCAATGGCGTTGTATTGGTTTTACTATTACACCGCAAAGTGGCAGGGAACAAGCAGGCCAAAAGCAACCACTCAATATACTGCGCAGGGATTGAATTGGAGTGTGGAAAAAGTCAGACGAATCAAAGAAGAATTACGGATTCTTGATTTAATTAAAGACGTGATTGAAAAGAATGAAGCACAACAAGTTATTGGTCACTATATACAGCTCAATCTTGTTGATAATACTACAAAAAACCACCCTCGGGAAAAACCAGACGGTGGTTCTCGCCACAGTGTGGGAAATCCCGAGGGAAATGCTTTAAATACTGATAATAAAAATGCTTTAAAGTCATATATGGTCATAACAAATAAAAAAATCATAAAATCCATGTTTGACAAATTTTGGGAATGCTATCCAAATAAATCTCAAAAAGGAAAAGCATTGACCATGTGGAACAGAATCTGTGAAAAACCAACATCTGAGCGGCCTGAGTGGAGAGTGATACGAATTGCCCTGAAAGAACAAAAACAATCTCAAAGATGGCAAACACCAAAGTTCATCCCACACGCCTCCACTTGGTTAAATCAGTCCCGGTGGTTAGATGATGCGTCCACAATGATTTCTTACAACACATCTCCAATAGGGATTGGATATACAGATGAAGTGAATCATGAGTACAGAAATGATGGTGAATTATAAAATCAAAATAGGGTTTAATTTCAATTTGTGGCTTAATTAGAAGCGATTGTAGGCAATAAAAAGGCAAATCAATAATAAGTATCCAATAAAAATAAAAGTGGCAAAAACCAATATGTAAATCAATATAATGAGAACAGACGAAATTTGGCATAATAAAGTGAAATCAAAGGTAGTTGAAAAAAGATTCCCTCCACGGATTCAAAATGACCTTCAACGCCTTGATATACCTGCAAATTTGCCCGAAAAAGGAACGAGTTTATACTTATTTGGAGATACTGATACCGGGAAGACAATACTTGCCTCATTCATGTTACTTGAATATGAAAAAGAGTTGTACTTGAATAATTTGCCCGGGGAATCATTATTTGTAAATACCTGTGATTTATTTAATACTTTGAAAGAATCCTTTGAGAATAAAGAAATCACTGAGCAATCCATAATTAAAAAGTATCAACAAGTTCCATTTTTGGTCTTGGATGATTTTGGAACAATTAAACCTTCAGATTGGGTATATCAGACATTGTACCTCATTATTAATTACAGATATGAGCACTTACTTATCACTATTTTCACAAGTAATAATGACATGAAGAAAACAGAGTTGATGTTTGGGGATAATAGGATTACAAGTAGAATTGAAAGAATGTGTCAAATCAAGAAAAAAACAAAATATAAGGTATGATTGAAAGAAAATTAGTGATTGGATTAATCACTTCAACTGAGTTTTTAAATACAATCAGACATAAAGTTAATGCTGATTTAATTGAATCACCGGTTGCAAAATTATTGGTCCGGTGGTGTCTTGATTATTACGACCAATATCATGTAGCACCGGGGAAAAATATCGAACAGATTTATTATTCAAAACTAAAGACTTCCCGGATTCAAAAGGACTTAGCTGAGGAGATTGAGGAGGACATATTACCGGGCTTATCAGAGGAATATGTGAAAGAGGGGGTTGATTTGGAGTACTTAATAAATCAATCAACTATTTACCTGACGGAAAGAGCATTGACTGAGTTACAAAAAGGAATTGAGTTCTGTGTTGAAAAAGGTGACCTGAACCAAGCGGAGGAATTAATAGCACAACATAAAGTTATCACTGAGTCTGAAGATGAGGTTCAATTAAATGGACAAGGCATTAATGAAATTGTAAAGGAAGCATTTACCAATAGTGCTGAACCGATTGTTGAATATCCGGGAGCGTTAGGGGAAATGTGGAACGGGCAAATGATTAGAGGCAATTTTGTGGCTTTTTTATCTCCGGAAAAGAGAGGTAAGTCTTGGATGTTAATTGATATAGCAATACGAGCATCACAGCAAGGCCGAAAAGTGGCATTTTTTCAGGCGGGAGATATGACAAGAAATCAACAGATACGCAGAATTGGAATCTATTTAGCACAGAAGTCTGACAAAGAAAAATATGTAGGGCAGCAATTTTTGCCGGTCAAAGATTGCCTCAAAAATCAACTAAATATTTGTGATAAAAATATACGTGAATGTGATTTTGGAGTGTTCGAGGATAGAGGGTGGAATGAAAAGACTTTACGGGATGAAATCACAAAACAAGATTTAATTGACGCATGGAATAATGAACAAAAGTACAAAAATTGTTATAATTGTCAAGAATGGAAAACCAATCCTCTTGGTGCCGTATGGCTTCAGCAAGTCAATATCAAGAATACTTTGTCTGTAAAAGAAGCTCAATCACGCATTAATTCATTTTTTGTACAAAAAAATAGACAATTACGAATATCCACACACCCAAATGACACTTTATCAGTGAAAAAGATACAGTCGATTCTCAATAATTGGAAAGTGCGTGATGGATTTGTTCCCGATTTAATTGTTATTGATTATGCCGATTTATTGGTGCCTGATGACTCAAGAATTGAATTCAGACATCAACAGAATAAAATTTGGAAATCGTTACGCGGTTTGAATCAGAAATTGGATTGTTTATTAATTACTGCTACTCAGTCTGATGCAAATTCATACGAACAAAATAGTCTCCGTTTGAAAAACTTTTCAGAGGACAAAAGAAAATATGCTCATGTGACTGCTATGTATGCCTTGAACCAAGACCCTTTAGGACGAGAGAAAAAATTGGGCATACTTCGCGTTGGAGAGTTGATTTTACGGGAAGACGAGTTTGATATGACAAAACAAGTTACTGTACTCCAATCCCTGAAGACCGGAAGACCGGTTTGCGGTTCTTATTTTTAACATAAATCAAAATGAGTCAAATTGTATTATATATTTCATAAACAATAAAACACAAAACAATGAAACAGAAAAACAGAAAAAAAAGAGTGGTGAAAGATTTTGGATTTGTAAAATATTTCTCCATTGACGCATCCCCTCACACTCACTTTGATGCAGTAAGAGGAGTGTTTACTTATTTTGCAAAAAATATTAAAAAAATAGATTCAAGAAAATTTTTGTGGTCCGGAAAGGGAACATATATAAAAGCAAAGCATGGAGAATTAAGACATCCATTGGACAAATCAACACCAATATATAAATGAAAGAAATTCGTAAAAAATTAGAGCGGTTAATCGGAGAACGAAATCAAATCAAGAACCAAATTAAATTGGTCCGAAATGATATTGTGTCTTTGAAAAATTCATTGTATCAACATGAGCAGGCCCGGGAAGTAATAAGAGAGGTTGGAATCAAGACCCAACAATTACTCCAATACCATATATCAGACATTACAAGCCTTGCGTTGGAATCTGTATTTGATGACCCCTACCAATTAAAAGTTGAATTTGTTCAGCGTAGAAATAAGACTGAATGTGATTTGTTATTTGTCAGGGATAAAATCGAAGTAGACCCAATGGAATCAAGTGGTTATGGAGCTGTTGACGTGGCTTCTTTTGCTCTCCGGGTAGCATCTTGGTCCATGAAGAATCCAAGAAGTAGAAATGTAATTATATTAGATGAACCACTGCGGTTTTTGTCTGAAGATAGACAAGCCGCAGCGAGTCAAATGATTCAAGAGTTGTCACAGAGATTAAACATACAATTTATAATTGTGACCCATGAGGAGGTTTTAACTCAATATGCTGACAAAGTGTTTCAAGTATCAATAAAGAACAAAGTATCACAAATAAAATCAACAGAGCATGAAAAAATTTAAAAAATCGGAAGTGTTTTATAAAGACGGTTTTTTCATAAAAAAATAGGCCGTATTAAAATTGGGGATGTCATACAAATTGGTAAAAGTCAATATCAAAGAGTTCAAAGGTCTGAGTCTGATTCTAATATTACTACTTGTAATTTATGTTGTTTCAGTAAGAAAGTAAAAAAAGAATTATTATGCATTGCATTACCATTACCTTGTATGGATTCTTATTACATCAAAATCAATACAACCCCACCTATCATTAAAGCGATTACAGGCTATTTTAAGAGATTTTGGTATTTATTGGAAGTATTATTCGTTTTTTATTATTTTGTTATCTTAGATAGCTTAAAAACACCTGTACTTTGGTTTATTTTCCGATTGATATTGGGTACAATTATTTTACATATAATCTTGGTAATATTTTTATTACGACATCCTTTATTGATTTGGTTATTTGATTCTGAGTTGGATGAGTTAAAAAATGATATTAAAAGAGATAATTACATTACTTATTAATGGAGTACTCATTACAAATACTACTCAAAAAGAGGGCAGAAATAAATACTATTTGTAATTCAATCCCGGCTTGGAGTACTGACTACAAAGTTCTTCAAAATAAGATGCAGGACATTGATTTTGCTGTTAATGCTATTGAACAAGGACAAAGAATATCCTCAAAACAACGATTATCTAAAAACAGAAATATTATGAAGTATCATGTTCAGAGTGTGCGAGTATTCAGAGCAGGGGAATGGATTTACAAAAAAGAATACAATAAAGAAATGACTGACGAAGAAATGGATATTATACAACATGATTTGTCTATTTTATTTGTAGTACCAATGTCTGCAATCGGATTTATCAAATCAGAAACAGAAACTCAAGAACAAAAGAACAAAAGAAAATACGGAATGCTATAAATGAAATTAACATTGCTTGTATAATAGATTGAAACCTAAAAACCAAAAAAATATGAACATGGAAATGACAGACATGAATAGAATTGAAGTTGGTGATGAATTCACAGTGGACATTCTTGTTTCTGAAAGGAACGGAAGTCTGATTACAAGAATCAATGGAATTGTAACTTTCCTTGAAGTTGGCAGTGATGTTGTAGCACCTGCTTCAACATGGGTGGTCAGAATCATTGAAATACATAAGGCATTCATGAAAGCAGAGACTCTTGTAAAAATAAGAACAGCTCGTCAAAACTTACTACTCCTACAAGAAAAAATCAAGCAATTTGAAAAACTAAAACAGCCACACAAAAGGAAAGAAGCACCAAAGTATCAATATAAAACCAAAAACCAATTATAATGGAAATAACAGTAATGTTTGAAGTGATAAATGGCAACCTGATGCTGAAGCCTGAAATCAGGGAACGTGTGGTTGAATTATGTACTGAACCCCACGTTGCAGGGATGGGAACACCAAGGTTTCATGCGGTGGAATTTTTATTTCGGAGATTCCAATTAATAGGGATACCTCACCCTTTGGTAATGTCAACAAGAATAGTAGATTCAATCATCCAACACAATCAAGAATAAAAACAATGGCAAATACTCCTCTTTATAACGAAACAAATAAACAAATATTTGAAAGAATATTGTTGGAAAAGTTTAGATTGATTCACATGGAATCAGTTAATGTATCCTTATTTACGGAGGAATCTGTAATGGAATTTGCTCAGTGGTGTAAATATAAAATAACAAAGGAATTTTGGAGCCAAAAGAATAGAACAGCACACACCTTTGAAATCCAAATACCTTCGTCATGGTGGCAGCATTTTAAACAAGATAACATCCATTGGAAATGGTTTTTAAAAAGGTATCCAATCAAAACTACCACCATGCGTAAAACAATTCAAATTGATGCCCGCAGAGTGTTTATTGATATGCCTTGCCTAAAGGATGAGAATGGTAATAATTATGAGTACAAAGAGTTGGTTCAGATAATAAACCAATCATCAGAGTGTAACAAGTTTGATTTTAGAATACCCAAATAATAGAATGTATTTAATCACAATCACATACAGCATTATTCTTGGATTTATCTACCAAATGGTGGTAATCCCTCACAACGTCACAAAAGTTACATTATGCTTTCCTGCAATGATTGGAAATAAAAGCGACACAAAGGGGTTTCCACCATTATTGTCATATTTTCGGATTGCCTATTCAATGGCATTTATATAGACAGCCGTGTACTGAGGCACGGAATCCTCGAAAACAAAAACAATTTGTTCCTCCTGCAACACATATAAAATCAGGGGAGTAAGATTTACCACTATTTGGATATTACGGAAAAGGTGGGGCAATGAGGACGGGCTCACAGAAAAGTGAAAGGCTTTTTAAAACAAAAAACAATTCTCTAAGTAAAAAAAGAACGAAACACCTCAAACAGAAATCCAATGCCGAAAAGATTCACAATAACAATGACAGGAACACCAATTGGAGTGTTTCATAATCGTTATTGCAAAAGTGGATGTATATACTGGCATTCAAGAATCAACAATCCTGAAGGCTTTCAGGAATACACAGTGGTTATCTTATTTGAGGATTTACAAACACCAATCCAATTGCCCTCTACTTATGGTTAAAATCATCTCCTAATAATACAGAATATAACAATAAAACTAAAACCCCTCCGCTCAAATTGGAGGGGTTTTTTATTTAGAATGGATATAAATACCACTACATCATTAAATTTTAACACTATACAAATCAGTAAATTGAATGTTTTAAACTTTAGCGAAAAAAGAAGCAAAATCATAGCAAAGAGAAAAATATACCACCGTATATTTGGTGTAAAATCACACCAAACCAATGGAAAGAACAAGACATTCAACAGCAACTTTATGGAAAGACAACATGCCTGATAGAGCATACCGTCTTGCATTGCTTGGAATGACTCAGACAGAAATTGCTTTGATACTTGGTATCCATATTACTACTTTTGAAGATTGGCTCCAAAAAAAAGAAGAATTTAAAGAAGCTATATTAAGAGGAAGACATGAAGCAGACGGTCATATTGTAGAATCTCTTTACAGAAAAGCCACCGGGTACTCTCATCCGGATACCCAATTCTTTGTAATAAAAGGTGAAGTCGTTGAAGTTCCAACCACAAAACATTACCCCCCTGATACCGCTGCTGCTATATTCTTATTGAAGAACAGAACGCGTGATTTAACAAATCCATGGATTGACCTACGAAGACAAGAAGTAACAGGAAAGAATGGTGGAGCAATAGAATTAAAAGACCTTGACAATTTGGATTTATCGGACCTCTCTAATGAGGAACTTGAAGTCATGTTAAAAATGATTCCAAACATCCGTCAGAAAATTAACAGTAAAAAAGGTGATTCCGAAGAATACGAATACCTAAATGAGAATGAAGATTAAATCAAAATGAATAGAACCACTCCAATAAATACTACCGGAATATCTGACAAAAAACAGGTATTCCAAACACTTATTGGTAACCCCGGGCTAATCGTAAGAGAATTAAATAACAGGTCCTTTTTTCATTTCCTCCAATACTTTTGGTCTGTAATCAGTTCTGAAGAGTTAATCCTTAATTGGCATATTGAATACCTATGTAATGAATTACAAGAAGTGGCCGAAAGAGTAGGAGATAATAAACCTAAATTGAATGATATACTAATAAATATCCCTCCCGGAACTACAAAAACAACAATTGTGTCAATCATGTTTGTAGCATGGTGTTGGTCGAGATGGTATTGGATGAGATTCATTACTGCCTCCTATTCTTCACCATTGGCATTGGAAAGCTCTGAAACATGTAGGGACTTAATCCGTAGTAATGAATACCGGGCCATATATCCGGAAATCGGAATTAAAGAAGATAAGGACACCAAGTCAAATTACCGGGTGATTAAAAAAACAAAGATATTACAAGGTCAAGTAGCACAATCAATTCTTGGTGGTAACAGATATACCACATCAGTCGGTGGGTCTGTGACGGGATTCCATGCACACATTATTATTTGGGATGACCCGATTAACCCACATGAGGCAACAAGTTCCACGGTACTCAATTCAACTAACAGATGGATTGACCAAGTCATATCTACAAGAAAAGTGGACAAAAAGATTGCCGTAACAATCGGAATCATGCAACGCGTAAATCAGAATGACCCCTCAGGACATTTATTAGATAAACAGAAATCCAATCTAAAACATATTTGCCTTCCCGGGGAAATTATCAATTACTCTGACCAAGTTAAACCAATAGAATTGAAGAAGTA